GTAGAATAGGGATACTTAAATAATTAAGTCTCATTTCATCCAAACCTTTTATCCAAAAGATTCCGGAATTATTTTTCCCCTGTTCTTTCATTATTTTTTACCTCTCGTTTTTTTTATTTCATTACCAAACGCATCATAATTTTTATGGTAATAAGATAATAGTTTTAGTATTTGCTTATCAAAAGTTGATAGCTTTTGTTGTTTTGTTTTTTTCATAGGTTTCCCCTTACTGTTGTTTTTGTATCACAGTATCATTTTTGGTAATGTTGTCAAATTATTTTTATAATATTTTTTTGTTATATTTTTCAACAAATTTTTTAGAACAAAGAGAGAACATATCTTGGTCTAAAGGTAAGACTATAAACATCCCTACTTAAATTAAGGTGGTACCCCATCAAATAAATCTTTTAAATTTAAAAAAGTTTCCGTATCTTTTGTTGTTGACAATAATGTTATATTAAAATAATCTAACTTTAATTGTTGAATGAATTTAAAATAACGAAAGAAAGAATGAGTATAAAAATAAACGAAGATTTAGCGTTAAGCTATTATAGTAAACTTAAATTAGATCATAGTTCTCCTTCACAGGAAGCAATGAATGATTCTGATTGGTTAGTTAACTATTGTTTCTTTGATCAAGACATTAGAAGAAAAAAGAACATATCATACAGAATGAATGCTGGCGTATCTATTGGCAGAGCATCACAAAGATATGCAGTTAAATATTTCTACGAAGCTGAAAACAAAATACTTAATCAAAAAGAATCATTAGATAAAATCATTGATGATGAGCTTAAACAGTACGACAAATACCAACCGCATAATGAAGCAGATAAAGAACAACATCAAGACACAAGAGAATATTTAGTTGGCATGATAAAGAATACAGTTAAAGCAGTTAGTGATTTAAAATTAGGAGATGAAAGCGCAGCAGAAAGATACTGCGTACATAAATTTGATGGTTTAATTTTACCAAAGATCGGCAGAATAGATTTTGAAGACAGGAATAAACTAATTGAGCTAAAGACGAAACACAGGAGCAAAAGAAAATCAGATACTAAACAAGGTTACTCATGGGTTAAAGGCTATCTACCAAAATCTCCTGACAAAAACCACTTATCTCAAGTTGCCTTCTACTTTCATGCAACTGGCAAAATTCCGCACTTACTTTATGTCAATCAAGATAGTTATAATGTGTTCACACAAGATTCATGTGAACAATTAGATCCAGAGTATTTAAAATTTTTGGTGGATCAAGACTATAAGAAAGCAAAGGTAAGACAAAACTTAATATATATAACAGGAGGGGACGTGAAAAAACTTGCAGAGCTTATACCACCACCAGACTTTTCTTCTTTTATGTGGAAAGATATCCAGCAGGAGCTGCTAGATCATGCCGCATCCTTATGGAAGGATGTGTAGGATAATGGATATTAATTATTATCAAAAGCAACATGATAAAATTAAAGCACAATTTCGTCATGACATTATAATGCGTAAAATTAAAGAAAGAGAGGATAGGTTATTTAAAGCAATGTTTATAAAAGTAATATTAATTATTATTATAGCTGCACTTCTGCTGTACATAATAGCAAAACTATAATGAAACTTATTTTAACAATTATACTTATGAATGGATATGTTCACACATTTCAAATGGATGATGTAAAATATAATCCAAATAATTGTGATAAGTTTTTTAAAAGATTAACTAAACAACAAGTGGTTAATAACAGGAGTAAACTATACTATAACGGAAAAGAAGTATTTGCTTATTCTTGTTCACATGAACAATATGACTTGGTCTATCGTGTAAAAAATAGACTAGGATTAAACAACAAAAAGGAAACAATAGATGAAAGAAAAAATAATAGAAGTAAACAAACTGTGTGAAGCTAATGGCACATACATTAATCAACATGGTAAGAAGACTGTATCAGCTTGGTCTAAAATAAAATATTTTAGAGAAGTGTTTGGTACAGATTACGGAATTAATTGCATGATAGTAGAACATGCAGACAGATATGTAATTATGAAATGTATAATTACAAAATCTGATCCAGAGCATGTAATAGCTACCGGATATTCAAAGCAGTATCGTGATAAAGTTGGATATCTTGAAATAGCGGAAACATTTGCAATTACACGAGCTTTATCATTCATGGGAATATGCTTGGAAGATTTGACAAGCAAAGAAGAGTACGAGGAATTAGATATTCCAGTACAGCCTATGAATACTAAAGGTGTTGTATCTACAATTAAGTATGATGATAACACAATAAATGAACTGATTAAGAATATTCATTATGCTCCGCATATAGGAAAATTAGATTTCTTATATAGAGCAAATAAAAATCTTCTTGATCAGATAAAACTAAAAGATGTTGCAACTTACAATTCAATCTTAACAAAGTTTAATAGTAAGCGTGCCGACATCACAACTCAAAATGAGGTATAATAGATGAACGACCAACCAAAGAATAAGATATATTTGAATCTTATTCCAAACGTAAATAAAAAAGCAGGAGACAATCAACCGGTGTTTGTTGCACCAATTTCTCCAAAGGCTCCAGAAGGAAAACAATGGAGAGTAAATGTATCAATCAATAATGAATGGTACGATTATTGCGCCTTCGATGGGACCGATATGGAAGGAAATGCAACAGGTGGCTACACAGTTATATTAACTAAAAAAGAAGCTACTCAAAACAAAGCTGCAGGTTTTAAAGCAGGTGGATTCCAAAAGAAATCCTTTGCAAATAACAAGAGCTTTGGTAATAGAAACTATTAGTAGCATCTAATTAATGTTACTAATTCTAGAGGAGGTTTTAATCGCTTGTCCCCAAGCACCTTTCGTTGTTTCCTCCTCTAGAGTAAAAAACAGAAAGAATATAAATGATTAACAAAGAAGACTTCATATCTATTGAAGAAAAGATACAGAAAAAAATTATAGAAGATAGACACAAAGAGTACGGAGATTATCAAGAAAATTTCACGCTTCTCGCTGAACTGTTTTCTATTGTTTTATTTAATAAAATTAAAACTGCACTTGAACCAGAAGACGTTGGTCATATTATGATGGCTCTTAAACTGTATAGATGCACAAAAAAATACAGAGCAGATAGCTATGATGATCTGTCTATCTATTGCAAGATGACTAAACAATTAAGACAAAAGAAAAAGTAATGAAAGTTGTAAGACTTAAAAAAGGTGAATGTACTTTTACATTTGTAGAAGAGTTTGACACAGCAGAACATGCGCTTGATCCTAATAGAAAAGGATTGTTTATTAAGGTTAAGATAGGAGAAATAAAAGTTAAAGCAACAAACATAAGACAGAAAGTAGATAATTATAATGAACGAGTGGGTTAAAGAAGTAATACAGAAAATGAAAGTATCTTTTGTATCTAACATGACAAGCAATGATAAATTATTTTATCGTGCAGGATTTAAAACAGGTTATAGATTAGCGCTGCAACATTTAAAAAGCAGAAATGTAAAAGCACATCCTGAAAACTATAATGTTAAAATTGAAGCAACAAAGGTAGATCCTTTTATCAATACACTTCTTATTGATACAGCTAATGAGAATGGAGTTACTGTAGAAGAGATTATATCGTCAACAAGAAGACACGAAGTTGTTGTTGCAAGATCAATCTTTATTAATCTAGTTAAAGAACTAACACCTATGAGTTTAGTTAACATAGGAAAGATATTAGATAATAGAGATCATACATCAATACTGCATCATGTGAGCATGAAAGCTAGACGTACTAACTTTTGGAATGTTGAATCTTTAGCAATGAGAAGATTTGAATTTATAAAAGAAAACGCTGAAGGATATTATAAAACTAAATCTCTGTAGGTTTTTTATCTTGTCTACACTTTAGAGTCTTTAGGTATTCAATATACATATTCATTCTTTTGTCATAGTCTGGATTGCTGCTCGTCGCTTGTCTCTCCTTTGCTCTAACAGAATTGAAGTATTGATCATAGCAACTGCCATCACCATCATAGCAGAAGTTTAATTTCTCTGCGTTGATTACCCAGCCACCTTCATTACTCATGTGTTCTTTGCCGCACCAATGACAAAATCCACAGGATTTAAGTATCTGTTTTCTTTTAGACATTATAATTTTTGTTTGAACGGATTAAAATCATCCTCATTAATATTAACACACTTACATTGTTTCAGTAAACAACAGAATCCTTTAGCTAACCAAAAAATACATTTGCTAGTTTCTTTTTTATTCATATAAACTTCTTTCCTTTTTTTATAACCTTTTTAAATCTAATTACTTTCTTCTTTTTAGGCTTAACATCGCTCATTAACCAATTACTTAATTTGATTAATAACAATTGCATCATGGTCTTCCTTGACCAACGTATTGTTTAAATGTTTTGTGCTTATTAACTTTCTTTGTGTGTCTGCCTTTGCGTTTCTTTTTAGGTGGCTTAATGTATTTATCTTCTAGATGTTTTTTTGCCATCGTCTTTATCTTTCTTCTTTATTTTCTTGTTGCCTTTTTGTTGAGACAGCAAAGAAAACTTTCTGTCATAACTTTCAAAGAAATTTTTAGTTACTTCATTACTCATTTTCTATTAAATAAATCAAGAGCTGGTTTTAATCCGTACACTGCCGAAAATATACCTACTATTAACCATTGATACCAAGTAGGAAACTTGCCAAAGTAATCAAAGAATAAATCTAATTTAGATTTAATATTAACATCATCACTGATAATTGCATAAGACAATACAATGATTGGAATACATACTACTATTAAAACAAATTCATCTTTCCAAGATTTTTCTTGATCATTATAAACTTCTTTTTGAAATTCTATTTCACCGGCAGCCATACGTTCATAGTATCTACGTTCAGCTTCAGATTCTAATAGTTCTGATTGCTTATGATTCTTATAAATCTCTGCGCCTGTTTTAAAAATAGTAGGTATTAGATTAAACCACATGTTATTTATTATTAGATCTGTTAACTGATTTAGATTGAATGTTTAAATTTCTAATGCTGTTGTTTAGAGGATTGCTATCTCTGTGATTAACATCTTTACCAGCAATAGCTGATTTACCATACTTCTGCGCAAGCAAAGATCTAGCTTTATTTCTAGAAGCTCTTTTCTTTATCTGTTCAGGAGTTCCCTGATAATTCTCATATTCTTTCTTATAGTCTCTCATTAATAACAACTTCTCATTAAGTCTGACAATTCTTCACATCTAGATGGTGTCTGCCTATACCATGCTGAATTTAACATTTCATCAGCAGCTTTACTATATTCATTATTCTTTAAAGCATCAAACATTTTTTTAAATTTAGAAACTCCAGTCTTTCCTAACTGAAATACCATTTCAATGATTACTTCTTTAGCAACTAAAGCTATCTCATATCCTTTAAGTAATTCCTCTGCACCTTGTACAGCTTTGTTAAAATCCTTTTCAAATAAAGATTCTAATATATCTTTGTCATAGATAACTCCTTCAACAAAGTCATCTTCTTCTGTAAGTAAATGACCATAACCTATCGTTTGTTTTCCTAATGAATCTAAATAAACTTTAGATAAGAAACCTTCATGCTTCTTAATTCTTGATTTAAGATCTTCGTACATAATTATCCTTTCGTTTTATTTAATAGTTACTTTACCATCTTCACCCACATAAACAATCTTAACGTTCATTTCTTTTTGAAATTTAGATGGCGATCTATTGATGCGATCATTATTCTTATGACCATATATAGTGGCTGTCTTTCTATAAGACACAGTCTTAACGTCGTAGTTGCAGTATTGTTTTGTTTTAATGTTGTATGTAACGATATCTATGGGACCAACTCCACCTAAAGCTGTAAATACAATTAGATTAGGATCCTTGGCAAAATGTGCCTGCGCTAATGCTTCTGATACTAATCCTTTGTCAGATTTGTTTGACAGAAATTAAAACCTTTTGTTGTTAGCTTTTGAATTGAAAGAAACTTGCAAGAGCAGTAGCAATAGTACCTAGGAATAAAACAAAATATATAACGCCTTTTCCTTTATTCATATCACCACGAAGATCTTTTACTTCAGCTCTTAACTCATCAATAGATTTAATAAGCGTTACCATTCGTTCAGCGCATAACTTTTCATGAGCTGATAAACGTACTGATGTATTAGATATTGTCTTGTGTTTCTTTCTCATAACACCACCACTAATAGTGGGTATATAAAAAAAGTCAATCTATAGGTGTACATGGGTAGCAGATATTCACTACCCACATACCATTATTTACTCTTCGTCGTCTTCGTCTATTTCAAGATCATCAGACTCATCCTCATCCCAATTATCTTCTGGGTTGATTTTAAGTTCTAGATCATCAAGGAGATCCTTTATTTGATAAATGATATCCTCTGCTGATTTACTTTTCTTTGCCATGCTAACTCCTATAGTTGGTTAGGCAAATGCGGAATAGAATTAATTGACCAATAAGTAAATGAAAATATTTTTTTTAACTTATTGTTTTATAATTATAATTTATTTATTTTTATAAATCTTTTCTACTGCTTCTATATAATTATTCCAGAAAGACTTAACGTCTGCTGCATAATCATTATAGAATTTATTCCAGTAGTTTTTAATGTCATTGTAATTAAGCATTAAGAAACTCCAATTCATGTTCGTTATAAGGTATCATACACACGCATATAGTGTATGATAATGTAATTACAAGTAGTCTATTCCTACTAATTTAGTCGGATTTAAGAATCTTTTTTATTTATATCTTTAAACTGTTCAGCAAATTGTTTGTTTAAAACTTCAAAGTTACAACCACAATAACTAGCTATAAGAAATATTATTAATACTAAAATAAATAT